GGAGAGTAATCGGATAGATCATCTTCCCAATACTTCTGAATATAGTTTTCACCTGCTTCAACAACTTCATCAATAACATTAGCCCTAAATAAAGGTCTACGTTTTAATGCACGGAGTTGTGTTCTAGACATCTTGTGTCTTTCAATTACATACTGTGCTTCATCCATATTGGAAGCATCAGGGTCTGGATAAAAATTCCAAACAGACACATGTGATACTTGAGGAACTGTTTTGAATACAGGATCATATTCTCCCTCATCATCCCAATTAGGATACTCTTTATCAATAGCAAATGGTCCTTTCATTACTCCAGTACCAAATAGTGCCATCTCAAAGGCTGTGCTTCTTAAATGTTTAGTAGCACCTGACTCTTCTAACTGATCCATTATCTTCTTCTGCATCTTTTTAGCAGCTACCATAGCAGGACTAAATGTAATTGCTGTTGGTGTTTTACCTACACCTTCTTTTAAATTATCTACATCTTTTAGTTTGTCAGCAAGAGGTCCTAGTTTTTCTTGTAGAGTTTGTGCAGTAGCTCCTGCTGGTAAACCCTTGCCATCTCCTGCAAAACCATATGGACTTTCCATATCATCTGAGTTTTTTAATTGGTCAGGTTCTTTAGGATCAAAGTTTACATCTGCAACAACACCCTCTGGTAATTCAGTAGGCTCTACGCTTATTGGGAATTTGTTTCCTGCAAATAAAACATCTACAATTTGTCCATAGGAAGCGAGTGTTTTTGTTTTAGTTACCTTAATAAATACTCGTGACTTTTCAGCTTCAGTAAACTGAACATCAGAGCCATATAGACCCCTATAGTTTCTGTAAGCTCTTACCCATCTTTCTTCATCGTTACGTCTATAGTCTTCTGACTTTTTGTAACGCTTTATAACAAAGGGTATTATACTTGATACATTTAAATCCTCTTGGCTACTGTCTTCTGTATCCTCTAAAGAAATTGAACTGTCATCCATTTGTATTTCATTATCAATCATATTTTATCCTTAATATCCAAAAGTAGAATCTGCTACAGGCATACCCCTATTAGGTGCACCCATTGGGTCGTAATCAAATATACTAAACCTTGGTCTTGACATTATACCATACCTTAACGCATCATACAAATGATCTTCTGCACGTGTGTCCACATCTTCCGGATTCTTTTTGTCCAAGGGCAAGGCAGGTAACTGTGAGATAGTGTTCGTGCAATTATTAAAGAAAACAAGTCTTGGTTGCTCCGTAAATTCATCTATTTGCAAACGTCTATGTATTTCATTCTTACCTGATACACGACTACCTTTACTTCTATCTGAGGGTCTAAACCTGCAACCTCTCATCGTCATCTGTTCAGCCAAAGAAGGACCAGTATCCCCACGTTTATGCCACAAAGAACTGTCCAAAACCCCATACTTAATATTTCCATCATCGGCTTCTGCATCCAATATCATATCTGCCAAATCTGCGGCAAGTACTTTGCTACAATACAACTCTCTATATATAATAATCTGCTCATCTGGAGAAACAGCAAACCACAGCACCCCACTATAAGAACCATAACCATAATCGCAAGCCCTAAATTTAACCCAATTTCTTGGAATTGAAAAAGGCTCAATAACGTGAATATTCCTATCAAACTCAGAAAAAGCAGCACCTTCTTTAATATCCCAATCACCTTCAAGCAACTGCTTACGTTGGTGTTCAGGTAAGGATAGAAGCATTGTTTCGTAGTCACCTGTTTCTGCAAGGTATGGGTTGTCTGATAATCTTGCAGGTATAAATCTTCTTTTAAATAAGGGTTGTCCTGCTTTCGTGTGTCCTTTTGGGTAGGAAAGGATATTCCCTGATTCAATATCTGTGGCATCAAATTGTTTTCCATAGGGTGCAGGGTCAATAAACATTTTCTTGACCCACTGATGACCCGGACCTCCGGGATTAGTTGTTGCTCTCATATACACAGGCAAATCTGATGCAACGGAACGTAAACGTGAACGCATGTAGTTCCAAGCATAAGGACTAGCCCACTGAGTTAACTCATCAAACCCTATCCAACTAAATGCCAAACCTTGATAACGCAATACGTCATCTTCTCTGTCTAGGTATGACATCCATAACCTTGCACCTGATGGTGCTTCCCACTGCATCTTTCTTTCTGACCACTTTATACCCTTCCATATCTGAGGGTATATTTCTTTTGACTTATATATAAGTTCTCTTAATTCTTCTGTTGTATGTCGTAATAACAAACCACTAAATGATGGATGACCCATATATCTTAAAGGGTCTGCAAGCATGGCATAAGATTTACCACCTCCTGCTGAACCACCATACAGTACTTCTCTTTCTCCTGCTGCAAGGAAATCAGTCTGAGGTCCTACGTTAGGTTTAAATACTATATTCTGTTCGGATACAGGCACAGCTTCTACGTCTGCTACTTCCTGTATGTTAGGCTCTTGAACCTGTTCTTTCTTCTTCAATGGCTTTCGCTTTTTGTATCGCCTTTTCTGCGTACTCAGACCACTTTCGGAGAGTTCTAGCCTTGTTCTTACGTTGTCTTTCATGCATTAACCTTTTTCGTAACCCTACGTGAGATATAACTCTGTCTGTTTTCTTTGTAATCCAATTAGCTACATCACGATAAGAATACTGTTTAATATATTTTCTAGCTAATTCTATTGCTTCTAGTTCATATGGTATTGGGTCAAGTAAATCAGGGTCTTCTTCATTTAACTTATATCCAAATGGAACAGTCCTAGCTATGCGTGGTATCTGTACCCATTCTTGTTCGTCTTCATCTTTTAAATCCGTTGGCTGTGGAAGTTTCCACTTGCCTACACTTCTATCCATCGTTCTTTGCAGGTAATAACATAACACCACCTGTGCTTTCAACTTGCATCTTCTCTGTCTTTACTAAGCCTGTTCTATCTAATAACTCTTTAGCTGCAGCCATCTTATCTCTGATGCCTAGCTCTGTGGGATCATATAGACCACCCACCATAGCCATAGCAGCTTTAGGTGCGTTCCTGCTCATGTAAAGCTGAGTGGCTTCTAGTATCTCATCCTTTAAGGATTTAACTATGTCAGTAGTACTAGAGCCTTCAGAGTAACCTGCTAGTATCTTTGCTTGTACAACATCTCCGTTTGCTCCATCAAATAAAACAGCTAGAAACTTTGTTTGTCGTTCAGTTAATTCTCTACTCATGACGGTACTTCTTCCCTAGTAAACTGCCTATCAACTCGTGCTATCAATCTTTCGGCACGGTTAGTTGTTTGCTTATACCAATTGCTGTCTTCCATCTCATCTGCCATGCTCTGCCAATCTAAATCATTGACAGCAGCAATTAAATTCTTAAACTTAGACAGCCTTGGTCTACCTAATTGAAAACACATGTTAGCTAATACATGTTGTATCTCATCAGGCAGGTTATTAAATTGCGAGAATAATAGGTTACAATCTTTTATAGTTGTTCCTATGTCTTTCGCAAACCATTCATCCACTTGTTTATGTGGTATCTTTGTTCCTATAGGACCAGCATATATCTCTTCATCCCACTCAGTAATCAGGTGTCCAATACCCCCTGTTAAATGTCCTAAAGAGCAACGATATGTTTCATACTTAACACCTTCGTCATTAGCTATCTCATCCTGTAGTTTAATTAAATTCATTTTTTTCCTATTATCTTCATTGCTTGACCAGCACCCTTAATTCCAAAAGATGCACTAATTGCTATAAATAGTAAGTACTGATACCACTCAGGAAGAGTGTCAAGTACCTCAAAGCCTACTCTAACATACTCTGTCATACTAGGTATGAAGACAAGTATAGCAGGTAATAACAGGACTGTCAAGGCAAATTCATCCTTCCAGCTGTTATCTGTTGCATCTGCCATAGAATTTTCCCATTGTACTTCTCCTGTAGCTACTTTCTCAGCTACAACTGCCTTAGCTCTAGCCTGTGCTACCTTAGCCTGTCCATCGGCTTTAACCTTTTCAACCTTACTGCTCATCCAACTAGATGCTAGATTTGCTATAGGTCCTATAAGAGCTGCAAACATTGACTATCTCCCTTGTGACTTACGTAACGCTTGTACATGTTTATGGTATAGCCAATTACCAATCTTTAAGAATGGTTTAGCTAAGTCCAAGTATATCAAGTATGTGTTTAGTTTCATCTGAATCTCGCTGTTTTCTTTGCAATCTTTTTTGGCTGTTTAGATACTTGTTTACCTGCTGCACTTGCTTTACGCTTAGCAGCCGAACTAGAGGCATATTCTGTGTCTGATATATTTTGTATCGCCTTTTTGGGCAAATATCTTTCGCC